TGGTATAATATAGACAAGAAAGAAGAATGAATAAGTTTAAAGTCGGTGATCTGGTAAAAACCTGTTCTATCGACTACCCCCATTACAATAAAAGAGCGACATGTGGAATCCTGATGGAACACCACAGCCCACAAAGATGGATTGTTTTTATCAGCGGGCGCATCCACCCTTATCTTATTGAGGAGCGATCGATGATCCCATCTAAGAAGTGGCTGGAGAGCGATCGGTTCTGACACGCAGACATATGGTCAACTAGTTTTAAAAATAGAAAAAAGAGAACAAGAATGTATTTCAATAAGAGACCTATTGGCGGATCGGCAGCGTCGACTAGTTTCGATTATCGCCCGAATAAAAGAGTCGAATGCGCATCCGGGTTTAGTATGAGCGTGCAAGCTAGTGAGTTTCATTACAGCCGCCCAAGGACCAACTATGCAGATTCATATTCATTAGTCGAAATTGGTATGCTATCTTCTCCAGAACCTTTATTGGAGCAGTATGCAGAAGGCCCCAGCAGCCTGACAAAGACAGTATTCCCATTTGTCCCTCGACAACTTGTGGTAGATATCATATGTAAGCACGGAGGGATCATAAGCGGGGAACTGCCCGCCGGCATCCCTTATGTAAGATTTAATGATTGATGTAGATTGAGCCTGCCAATCACACATAATTTTTCGACCCATATTTTTTTCTTTCCAAGCCACAATACGGACACAACCTAATCAACAAATTAACAGAAATATAGAGAAAATAGATGAAGATAGGAGATATCGTTAAATTAAAGTATGAATTAGCTTATCGAAGGTATGGTATTATACACTCTGTCTCTAGTAGCCCTGCAACTAGTATGACCTTAGTTAAGGTATATCATTTAGGACCTAAACTAATTAGCTCTCCTTCTCTAGAGGAATACCGCTTAAGTGGTTTGGAGTTGAAGCACAAACAAGGCGGGCTAGTGTCTAATGGATATCTTGCTGACGAGTTGATACTCGTTAGCTCAGCTTAGGATCTCTTGACATCAACTTAACAAGATCGACTTGACTTTTCTTTCGTTCTCGTGGTATACTTACTAAGTAAGATAGAGAAGCCCCCAACCCCGCCATATAAGTGAGCAAGAAACAATGAAGAATGAAAACGTAGTAAAAGCTTGGCAGTCTGGAAAAATCGCGCGCAATGGTAATGGCTCCTTGCACTGCAATGCAGCTGGTGATTTATTTTCCTATTCGCTGAAGATTGGTCGGCGCTCTCCGGATGGTCGGACAATTATTGCTGATTATACAGCGAATACTGCAAACTATCACAGTCAAACTACAAGCTCTCACGTTAACCTGGCCAGGCGATATGCTGATGAGTGTATGGATCCAGTTGTCTGGAATTCTTTGGGTAGTGTTTGGACCTCTCCCGGTGTGCCAGCCCGCATCAAGATGAAGATGCGATAAAAATGAGTTATAACGATAATAATGATTCTGATAATGTTGTTGATTTAAACGAATTTCGGCTTAAGCAAGAAAAGAAAGAAAAGCAAGAACTTATCGATAAAGCTAAGAGCGCAGAAGAAGAAGCCTTCAAAGAATTAAGTTATCTTGAAGATCTTTTAGAACAGGTTGTTACAGATATGTCGGATCGATTTATGGAAGAAGATCAAAGCGTTTATCGTCGTGAATTCAGCTTTAGCGAAGCTGGTTATAACGAAGATGGTTATTATGAACGATCGTGGCAGTATGATCCATGGTCTGACTCGCTGGAAGAGGATGATGAGGATTTTTAAAAAAGGTGATCTAGTAAGGATCACTGACAACGTTCACGTTTATAGCATGCCGGCTAGTCGTATGGGTCATCTGATTGGGCTTGCCACTGTTCAAACAATGGCGCGCCCTGAATCTGATGAAGAATTTTGGAATCCAACGCCACGCGCTAATGTTGCCAAAGCTTGGGGGAAAGGCGGATCTATTTGGTGGGTTCATATGACAAATTCACAGATTCTTAAGTTCCATGAAATGCACTTAATTCACGTGGAGGAGTTGTAATGCTAAACAGAACTTATAATAATGGACCGCCGCCTAGAATTGGAGATCTCGTAATATCGATCACTGATGTTTCTATTCATAATATGCGTACTGATGAATCTATGGACAATATGACTGTTGGGGTTGTCAGAAAAACCTCAACAGCCGGCGCTGATAATCGAACAATGAACTTAGTATTTTGGGGCGGACCAGCTAATAGCTCTACATGGGAAGCAACAAGCGAGCTAATAATCGTTAGCTCTGCTGACAGTCTCTTGACAAAGAACCCTTGACTTTCTCTTTCGCTTGTGAGATAATGTATATATGATGTCGACCCTGATAAAGAAAACTAAAAGCTTTCAAACCAATCTGAGCGCCGCTGAGCGTGGTATGGTGCTGTAATGTCTAAGCTGCTAGATACTATTGTCATGGTCTTATCGATTATTGTTGGGTTTGTGGTTACCCTGGTATTCCTTCCTCCAATTATTGATTATTTCACGCTATAGCGATATTCACCATATGATGATTTATACTATGCTCGACGTAGAACAGGGCTTATGTTCGACACAAGCGCATTTAACCGAGAAGGGAGCGCTGATCCATGCGATCACAAATTTGTTCGTTTACTTGGAGATCAGATCTGCGATAGATCTCGAATCTTTTTTAAAAAAAGGGGATCCTCTTCGTAGGTTTCCGGTGCAATACAACCCAGAGGCGATTATAGCTCTAAAAGATATAACTTTTAAGCCTTTAGATTTATCAGAAACGAACAACAAAGATCTGCGCTTGCTTTTGGAAGTCTTGAACACTGAAATCGATTATCTAGACTTAGGAATTATGGTAAAAGTTGACAACTCGGAACTACAACTATGAACATTATGATGATTGACACCCTCTTGACAGAATGCGCTTGACTTCATCTGACTCCTGTGAGATAATGTATACAGGATGAAGAAAGAACCAGAACAAAACATCAGGAGCAGAGTGGTATGTCGATGACACCCGAACAGACTAACGAACAAGCAGAGATCGCAACACCATTTGAGTTAACACTATATCGAATGGAGAGCCTATTAGCTATGATGTTGTTGTATGATGAGGCTTTAAAAAACCCGTCGGATCTAGATACACGGCTGCTTTTGTTTGCAAGCAACCACCCTCCAGCAGAGGCTTGATCAGTTACTACACAAAAATATTAACTATTTATATCCTTTGTTAGGGATCTCTGCTGTTTAAATATGGTTATGTGGATTCAGTGTCTTGAACGAATCCACGGATTAAGCAGTCTGCTGAATATTGTTTTTCAAGTGGGCTATTTCTACGCTTCATCTAAACCCGAATAACTTAACCTAATAATTGTTTTTCGGGAGTTATAGTAAGACTAGTGTGTGGGTGTGCGCGACGAGAACGGCGACCCCAGCAGAGATCCCTAACATTTTCTTGACACGATAGGCTTGACTTCTTAGCGCGCCTGTGAGATAATACTTAAGTAATCTGGAGATGAACGTATGCGAGAACGCCGTAACATTAATTTTGAATTAGAGGAAGAAGAAGCGTCACTGTTGCTGGGTTTGATAGGCGATCGAATCCTTGACTTGCAACTCAGCGCCGGCTACCGGCTCCTCTCCATTGGAGAGGAAGAAGAAAAAATATCCTTGTCTAACTTGGATATGGAATTACGAGATCTTATATCAAGTCACAGCTGCAATTCTAACAGTCGGAATAGTTTTATCGGCTTCGAAGCAGCTGCGCAGTTATCACGATCAGGCGATGAGATAGCAGAGAAAGAACAGCAACCAGAAAATAACAGTTCTTGCGGCGCTGACCGGCGCGCCGCCCGTATGATGGGTGGCACGATTCCCGCCCCTATCGCTAACGATCCGGTTGAATGGTAAAGATAAGAGTAAGACAATGAATATAAAAACATGTAAGCACTGCGCAGCAACATTCAACCTTAACGGTCACTATAAACAGCAAGTTGGAGGAAAGATCAACGAATGCCCTTCTTGTGTTGAGGAATTGGGAACTGAGACGGCTGTCAGGTATCTGGGTTTGACTTCTGGAGATGGCAAGACAGCTGCAATCTCGATCGTCGCCTTTGAGTCTAAGGAAGATCGTCAAGCTTACGCTTCAGCCTGGAAGGACAACACTGGGCATAACGGAGGTTACGGAGGTCATCTATCAAGCTCAAATAGTCCGATCGGCGGTCGACCGATGCGCCACGTAGCGTACAACGCTGGGAACCCGAACGCGAAAGGGAAAGCCTAGGATCCACTAGTGCCGGCTGCATATGTCAGGTTCAAGCTGGGTTATATTTCTTGACATCTACTTGACAGAACCCGGTTGACTTCTACACTCGCTTGTGCGATAATGTATACATCAACTAAGGAGAGAAAGAAATATGTCTTGGAACGGAACGGTAAGATGCGGATATTGTCACGCCAAAGGGCACAACAGGCGCGGGTGTGCTAAGCTCACTGAGGAGTTAAAGAAGAGCTATCTTAGGTCTATCTGGGTAGCCGCTAGCTGGAGGAGCGGAGCAGTAACCGGAGCGCACGCGACTTGCACTGCTGAACGGAAGGAACAAGAAGCAGATTATTATGATCAGTGTGCTGAAACGCAGCGTAAGAGATACCTAAGCCGCACAAACATAGATCTAGCGACTGGCAAGAAAGTAGCCAAGGAAGAGCGCCAAAGTTCGAAGAAGCGCTGTAGTTATTGCCGGCATTCCGGTCACGATCGGCGCAAGTGTGAGAATCTTGCCAACGATTATAAGATCCTTACGTACCAGATCAAGAAAGACCGCGCTGAGGCAGCAGGGATACTAAGAGATGAAGGGATCGCGGTCGGATCACTGGTGATTCAGACTCGTAGCGGTTATGATTCTGGCGGTCGATGGACACGAGATCGACAGACAGTCGGACTAGTCACAGCAATTGATCTAGCATCTTATATCGATGACAGACGCGGCGTTGATCAATCAAGGGACCGGTATATTATTCGCTGTTCTTCTATGGGTGAATTGGGTGGCAAAAAGCCAGGCCCATATTCCGCAAGAATGACAAATACTAGTGTGGATGCTGTTAGAAGCAAACGAACTCAATCAGTTTTTGTAGCCCCCCACGAAGCTCTAACTGCTATCCCTACTGAGGATATGAAAGTTATGTCTCGTAAGGAAGCTTTCCCTTCGAAGGGCAATTCAAAAGGACGACGTAACACCTTCATTTACTTTAAGCCAAAATGGCAAGATCAAGAAGATGATTGGGTAACCAAGGCTCGCAAGGTGCTGGGAATCAAGAAAGCGGATCATTATGCCCCTGAATGAGGGGTGGCGCGCTGAGCGACTAACGAAAAAGACTTGACATCCACTTGACAGAACAGGCTTGACTTCTTCTGTCGCGTATGAGATAATGTATACATCAAATGAGAGAGAGTAAAGAATGAGCAATCACAAGCTAACAAGCGCAGAACTCCGCGAACTTAACCTAACGGAAGAGGAATACCATATACTATCGCGAATTGCCGATGTGGAGGATCGATCGATCTACGCTGTACAGGGCGTAGAATCCGATATGCAAGATGCGATTGAGATGCTGATCCTTAGCGGATTAGTGTCGATGCCCAAGAGCCCGTTGTTGCGCGCGCTTCCGATGGAGCCAATAGCTACGCGCGACGGAATTCGAGTTAACGAAGCCTTTAGCGCGCTGTCTGATGATATCGACTATATTAATCGTGCAGTCTGCTATCCTAGTGTCAAAGTTGACAACGTTGTGACAGACTGTCAGTAAACTTGTTTGACAACCCCTTGACAGAACCGGGTTGACTTTCCCTCTCGCATATGCGATAATGTATACATCAATGAGCAAAGGAGCTTAAGCAATGGCTAAAAATCTTCCACACGTTATGACCTGGGTCCAGGCTTGCGCCGAATTTGAAGAAAACATTCTTCCTTACGTCCAAGAGGCTTACGAGCAAGATGGGATCCCAGACTATCCAGCAAGATCCGAGGAATGGAATAACTGGGTCGATGGTCTATGCAAGGATGAGCAGATCAGCGACTGGCAATATGAAAACTGGGATCATCCAGCTTGTTGCAATCGTTGACAACCCCTTGACAGAACCCGCTTGACTTTCGTTTGAACATTGTGGTATACTTACTAAGTAAGATAGAGAACCGCCCAATCACTCCCCAGGAGCAATAAAATATGTCCGTAGACTTCGCAACCTTTACCTCAGTTGTACCCCACATTCTTGCAGCCAAGTTGCCCGTCCTTATTCGCGGTCGTCATGGAGTCGGAAAGTCGCAAGTTGTTTATCAGATTGCTGAAGAGCGTGGGCTGCCGATTATCGAACGTCGCGCCTCTCAAATGACGGAAGGCGATCTGTTGGGATTGCCAGATACCGCAGATTCCGAGATCGATGGGCGCAAGGCAACCACTTGGAACGCTCCCGACTGGCTAGTAACCGCGTGCGCTAACCCAGTTGTGCTATTTCTCGATGAGGTTGATCGCGCAGTAATGGAAGTTCGTCAAGGCTTATTTGAGTTGACGGATAGCCGCAAGATTAACGGTTGGCATTTGCACCCTGATACTTTGATTATCGCAGCTGTCAATGGCGGTGATCACGGTTCACAATACCAAGTTGGAGAGATGGATCCGGCAGAACTGGATCGATGGTCTGTATTTGACGTGGATCCCTCTGTTGAGGATTGGCTTAAGTGGGCTCAGGCTAACGTCAACGGCATTTTGTGGGATTTCATCAATCACAACCGCACACATTTGGAGCACATTGGGGATTACGAGCCTAATAAGGTTTATCCTTCTCGTCGATCTTGGACGCGCCTTAACGATACCCTGGTGCCGGCTGGTGTGTTTGATGAGGAAGGCGATCGCGATCTGCTCTTTCATCTCGCAACCGCATTTGTTGGCTTTGAAGCAGCTGTATCCTTTCGTGATTTTGTTGAAAAGTACGAATGGCAGGTTTCGATCGAAGATATCCTAGAACGAGGAGAGATCGATAAGACAGCAAAGTGGGGCATTAATGATCATTCTGCAATGATTGAGAAGTTCGAAGCTTCGAAGGTATTTGATGTCGAACTTTCCGCTGATCAGATTTCGAACCTTGCGGAGTACTTTGTAACGCTCCCTAGCGAGGTCGCCATGAAGCTCTGGACAGCGATCGGCGATACCGAGAAGATTGAGAATGTGATCGCGCTCCACAAGGCGCAATCCGCTAGCGGTCGACGTGTTTCCGAGCACCTTGTTGAAATCCTTGGCGGCAATCAGTGAGATCGCGCCGCTTGGCGATGATTAAGAGTCTATCAACAATTGATAGACCTTTGGTCAAAGGCGAGCTAATCGTGCGCAGATCCGCTAGCGGATCTGCTGCGTTGCACATTGTGATCGAAGTTCGTGATACGCATCGCCCACGTTACGGAACATCGAAAGATGATCTTAAATCGGAAAAGTGGGGCGGTACGCGCCTTGCTTATAAAGTCATCAACCCATCGACAGGAAAGGAGATCTCAGTTAGCGAAACGGAGCTAGCTGCCGAGTGGGAGTTGACATCTACTTGACAGAACTAGGTTGACTTTCTCTCTCGCATATGAGATAATGTATACATGATGAACACTGAAGATCCTAAGCCCGAACCCATCGCTTTCAACCTTAATATGCACGCTGCGCGCCTGCTGCTCAAAGAGCCGTTCTTTGCTTCTATCTCGCGGCGAATTGATAAGACTCCAACTAACGCGATTCCTACCGCCGGTGTCCGTATGAACCCGGATACAGCGCAGTTTGAATTGTTGTATAACCCTGAGTTCATGGGAGCGCTGAGCGATGAACACAAGCTTGGCGTTCTGATGCACGAATTTTATCATCTCATATTCGAACACGTTACCGGACGCAAGCCATCCGAGGGTATTCAGCGTATCGATAATATCGCGATGGATCTCGCTATTAACGGTTTGCCAGAGATGAAGGGAAAGCTGCCAAGCGAATCAAACCCTGGTCCTATGATGCCATCGGGCAATCCTATGGTTGGAGTATTTCCTGGCGAGGGTCCATTTAAAGATCTTCCGTCTTGTATGTCTTATGAGTGGTATTTGATAGCACTTAAGAAGATGGGGGAAGAGCAGGAGAAAGAAGAGGGCGAGGGTTCCAGCGAGAGTGGGGAAGGCTCTAGCGAGAGTGGCGATCCCTCTGGTGGTGATCCTTTTGGTGGTGCTGATTCTTTTGATTCTCACGAAGGATTTGGAGAGGGTGACAGTACAACCCAGGAGATCGCCAAAGAACGCTTAAAGGATGCTATCAAGAGCGCAGCTGAAGAAGCTGAAAAGTCTCGCAGTTGGGGTACAGTTTCCCGCAGTATGCGCCAGTCGATTATGGAACGTATTACAACTAAGATCGATTGGCGTAAGGTTCTTAGGTATTTCGTTAAAACATCTCAGCGGTCTGATAAGCAATCGACTCCTCGACGCCTTAACAAGCGCTTTCCTCGTGTTCACGCTGGTAAGCGCGTGCGCCGTCACGCAAAGATTGCGATTAGTATCGATCAGTCTGGATCTGTCGATGATAATATGCTGGCTATGTTTTTCTCAGAACTGAACAAGCTAGCTCAAATTGCTGAATTCACGATCGTTCCCTTTGATACAAAAGTTGCAAAAGATAAGGTATATGTCTGGAAGAAGGGACAAACTAGGGTCACTGAGCGGGTATTGAATGGCGGTACTTGCTTTAACGCCCCAACTAAGTACGTTAACGAACAGGGCTTTGATGGTCATATCGTGCTAACAGACTTGTGCGCGCCTAAGCCTATCGCTAGCAAGTGTCAGAGGATGTGGATGACGAACAAAGCTAACGCAGATCGCCCTTACTTTAAAACCAACGAGCGGATCATAGCTGTAGATGGTTGATCGGATGTCGAAAAGACTTGACAACCCCTTGACAGAACCGGGTTGACTTTCCCTCTCGCATATGAGATAATGTATACATCAATCAAGGAAGCGAAAGAATGAAGTATTACCTAAGCAAGACCCACCTATCCCTAGATGCCGCTGGTCGGCTCTCTGCCCGCGAGACGGTCCTAACCAAGCCTGACAGCCTGCGCGCAGCTACAGGCGCTCTGAGGCGCTTTAGCGCGCTTGGAATCGAAAACCTGCACGTCTGCAAGCATCCAGCTAACTCTAGGCGTTGGGGAGCGCTGGATCGCGCAGCAAACAAAGCGCGCAAAACTCGCAAGCTCACTGTTGCGGACATTGCTAAGGATCTGGCGGAGCTTGACGCTGAAGACGCCAAGCGCGAAAGCAGCAACGGAGGAGCTTGAAATATGCCTAGAGTAACTTACGGAACCCGACTGCTAGCCTTGAAGTCTAATAACAGTCTTTCAGAATATGATCTTAACTTAGTTGAAAGCCTCTTGTGTTATTATGAATCAAAGAGGTCTTTGTCTGCCGGGCGCGCTGCCTGGGTGCAAAGGCTAGAGGAAAGATATGATCCAGTTAAGTTATCAGAAGCAGAAGACGCTAATAAGAGTATGCTCGATCGACTTAACAACCTTAAAGAACTAGTTGAGCCAAATAGCTGGTCGAGCGGCTTTGTTGAAAGTCTGCAAAGACAGGCAACAAGCGCGCATTATCATATGTCACCCAATCAACTAGCAACCCTGCGCAAGATTGAATCCGAGAACACGCCTGAGATTAAGCTTACACGTGAACAGTTCGCTGTAGACTACAGGGCGAACAAGAACGGTATGAGAGATGATCTTATGGTGCTAGCACACTATTATGAGCATGGTACAAATTACTTTCATAACGTCTCTGAGACCGTATTATCGGATAAAGACTTTGTTCCATCTTTCGCACAATACAACAAGATCACGCAGAATAAGTACGCTAAGAGGGTTCTAACTGCGCACCACGCTGAACCCAAGTACAGTAAGGGAACCTGGGTTCAGCTTCGAAGTACTAGCCCAAACCGTGGCAGGTCTTGGGAGTCTAAGAAGTTGCTAGTAATTAAGGCTGATGCCGAGCCTATTGTATCCTCTTGCAAAGGTGCCAAGCGGTATCACGTTCTACCCGTCGGCGCAGGACAAGTAGAAACAGTAGAAGAACGTCACATTATGAAGGCGCGAAAGATGAAGTAGAGAGGAGAGAACAGAGATCCCAGAGATAACCGGCAGAGAGAATAAAACAAAGTGACTAATAACAGCATGAAGCTTAAGAAAGATCAAACAGTGCTAATCGATATGTTGGATATTACAGTGACAGGTATCGTATTAACAGCAGACGTCCTAGAGGATAACAAACTGTGTACAGCAATGTATGCAGTAGAGCACTTAGCACGATGCCCAAAGACAGAAGAATGGCACAAGACAAAGACACGATTCTTTCAACGAAAGGATGATACCCTATTTACTTCTAAGGCTAACTGGTCTATAGCTCGTTGGGCTGGTCATCCATCTATTCACCCACAATTAGAGCAGTTCTAAGCAACAAGGCAAAGGGATAAAGAAGAATGCAAGTTAAGCCGGGTGATCTGGTAAAGTTTGGAACGGTAAGTCGCCTGACTCCAAACATCAATAATAAGATAGCTCTTTACATCGGAAAGGATCTTATTCCTCATCGTGATGATGGTCTGATAATCAAGAACCATAAGATACTGATTGCAGGAGAGTCAACCCCTTTACTAATCGATCATTCCCTTCTGCACCATATGAAGAAGCTTTATCAAACAAACGAAACGAATGAAAAGGTCCGAGAGATGTTATAAAGAATATAAAACAAACCCAAGTTAACGAAAGTTATTAAGCAAGAGTAATAGTAAGAAGACAAGCATCATTAGGTATTACAGTATCTAAATCCAATGTACACTCGGAGTTAAGTTAACTCTAACCCGTTATAATGTAAGTGGTCTTAGGTAGTTTAGTAAAGGTTAGTTAGGTTATATGATGCTATTATGTTATTTGTCGTATTTATAAATTGTTAGAACTGTGTGTGGGGGTTTAGTACGTAGACACCAACAGGACCAACAGACTAACAGCCTTCCCCATATTGCCCGAATGCTTAACAGAACCATCTAATACGTATTGCCTACGATTAGCTAATAGTGCGTTAATGTATCAGTTACAGTGCCGGCATCTCCGCCGGCAATATATAACATAATGCTTGACAGTCTAGACTAATATATGCTATAATAGAATAAGCTAAGAGATAGCTAGCAGCTCCATGGACGGAGATTAAATAAGATAAGCTTACGGTACGCTAGCGCTATAGCATGCTAGCCTAAGCTTATACTATTAACCCTTGCTTATATTATAATCATATGCTATAATTAACACTAATATTAATCGACATATGAGCTCATATTGGCTAATGATAAGCAAATTAAGTGGAATATTAAGCAATTTGTATACAATATGCTACAGTATCGCTTAAGTGTGCATTTTAAATCATTAATGATTACAGTAACTTAGTTGAGCTTTCCCTTAATGAAGATAGAATTTGATTAACGTGGGGGACCCCCCCTACCCCCTATACCCGAATGTATGTCTCCATGGATTGGTTAACTGTGTAGGCTGCGCTTAGGACATTCACAATACCGCCAATATTTTCCGAGATATTCGGAATCCCAAAAAAACCCAGGAATAAAAAATAGCAGATATGGAAGACTTCGAAGTAGGAGATTTAGTTAAGATGAGGGATATAGCGCTTAAGCATAAGTTCTATGAGCTATATTACGCCCATGCTATTTGCATTGTACTTGAGCTTAGCGCGGAAACCACCGAAATAAAAATAGCATACAAAAATGATTGGACAGGTACCTGGTGTTCTAAGGATCTCTTCGAAAAGATATGATTAAAACCAACGGCAGCTGCCACGCGGGCAAAAATATTGCGCCTAAAATTTTCCAGACTTATACCACACAATACACTATTTACATTCGTATACAACAGATTAAGGAGTCGCGACACAATGAAGATAACCAAAGTAAGACTTAAGCAGATTATCAAGGAAGAGCTTAGCGCTGTTCTGACAGAGGCTAAAGTGTTCGATCCCGCGTTAGGGTTTGACGTGGACCCTGCGCGCATGCCGAAACCGAAAGCAAAGTTACCACCAGAGCCCGTAATACCACCTGAAGAAAAAGAGTTTGACGATGCCATGGCATTATGGGACGATTGGAGAGAGTGGATGGATGCTAGCGATAACCTCGATATCGACGATTCTGATGTGGTCTTGCTTGTTAAATGGATGGCATCACGTTCTAGAAAATACGGTGGACGCAAATATGTTCACCTGCTTCGGAAGTTCGCTAGCGACGGTCAGTTCCCTTTAGGGGATATACGTCAAGCGATCAAACGTCACGGCACAAAATCGATGCTAGCAGCGCTGAAACCAACAAAAAATTAATCATTAGCCAACACTGTCCCTATTCCGCGCCAACGTTGCTAGCACCCTATTAGCTTTGCCGGCGCGTGGGCGCCCATGGCTTGACTTAGATTTAATTGTACGACGACTGATTGGCATTATAATATTTACAGCGGCTGTGAGTTAATAATGGCTGCTGAGCTTAAACAGTTTTATGATGGAGATTTAGTTTGGAATGCAGACCCTCCTCGTATTGTTTACAATAAAGATAATCCAAAGAGTGAGTTAATAGATCGATCTCCTTGGTTGGATCCAGAGAAACCCGGTCGCATTGGTATTGTGCTAGGCAAAACAACAATTTCTGGCGCTGGACATCTTGGGGATATCCTTACCGTGCATTTTTTTAATATTCGTAGAACAGAATTCGACTCATTAATGTTATTTGGTTATCCACCTTGCACGATTAAGATTGGAGCAGGTGCTTTAACTTTGATTAGCAGAGGAAAAATGTAAGCTAGAAGGTTTGCTAGTGTGTGCTGGTTGGCAAAAAAAATATAGGGAAAAAAAATCGATTCGTAAAACAAGCAGGAACGTTCTATATACCGCATGGGCGATGAATCTTCTGGCAAAAAGTTTATAAGCGCTATTAGCGGCTCGGGTGAATTATTAAAAGAGACGCACTGGACACCGATAAGCCCTGATGCTCACGTATTTAAAAGCTTGCATAAGGTTCTGGCTGAATCGCGCAGTTTTGACGTTGGAGATTTGGTGACTGTTGCGCCGGCGTATCGAAAAATAATTGCAGGGAATGCATCTGTTGATGATCTATATATTGGTGTGGTTATTGAAGCCTACCATGATCGAGAGTATACGGTTACTTGGACTACACACCCCTCACGCGCATTATGCAACACTACAGGACTGTTCAACGGTGACTATCTTTTACTTATCGAATAAGCTTTTTTCTTGTTTATTGCCCAAATCAATGGTATAATAGATATTATGAAAACGAAACTGACACACGTGTGTTATCATTGCAGAACTGGCATGATTGCTCGGCTGCCTGCTCGCTGCCCTGAGTGCGATAAGTGGCTCACTGAAGAAATCTTGCCAATCAAAGAAGAGCAAAAAATTAATGCTAGCAAACAAACAGACTAACCCACACGAACAAGATAATTTTAATATCGGTGACTTGGTGTTATTTGTCGGTTATGAGCTTGATTTTTCGCCTTTAGCTAATAAAATTGGAATCGTCATTGGTCAGCTGCCTTCAACGTTTGACCGCTTATATAATCCGGGTGGTAGTTGTGAAGTTCTATGGCTTTATAGTGGCGAAAAAATGATGGTTGCGATGAAACACCTACAACCTGCCTATATATTAAAAGATAAGTCACAAACCAGTGAATAATACTATTTATATTCGAGGATTCATGAATGAAATTTACCGTCACAGAACTTAAGCTTCTTATAAACGAAGAGCTAACGAAAACAGATAAGAACGATATTGAGCGAATGATCAAAAAGCAGATCAAAGATGAACTCAAGAACGAAGTAGAAAAGTCGGTAGAAAAAATAGTAAAAGAAGAGCTTAAAACTATTATGAGTGATAAGAGTACTCAGAAAGAAATGGCAGATATCTCAAAACAGATTATCAAGAAGCTTTATAAAGATCTCTCCTTCCATCACCCATATATTATTGACCGGATTAAAATTTGAAATCTGATAGGGAGCCAGCCATCATTGGATCGTGGATTAAATATGTACCGACACCTGCGTCGAGTAACCCCCACTTGGAAGAGCGTGGACTCGGCTATGTTCGGAAGGTTGATGCTAAATCCCCTATGATGCTTATATACTTTCCTAAAGTTGGATATGAAACCTGGACATTTCACGGGAATCTTGGTCAGTATGTAGTTATTAATTCTTAGGACTAACATTATTTAATGAACTACTTAAGTCGTATCATCAAGGGCTAAAATCATATGAAGTATTTATTCCTCTTAGTTATGTTCCTCAGCGCCAGCTTCGAAGCCGCTAGCGAGGAAAACGCAAGAGACACAGTATCAGACGACCCAGAGAGCCTGGACAGTCTCATTAATAATCACCTTAGAACAAAACAAAGAACAAAAGACAGTTTTTTATTTGTACCTCACTTGTCCTGCGATGATAACGACAAGGAAACCTCTGAGATTATTAACTGCGTCCATAAAAATCAACATATTTGGATCAGAACAATTTAGGTCGACCGCCGCGCTATTTAATGTGTGAGCAAGTCTGATTATAACCTAGCAGCTGCAGATATTATAATAGATTTACGTACCATGGAAACTGGTATATTAATATCTAAGATAATCATAATAGAAGAGTGTACAATCAATGGAATATATTACCCAGCTATAAAAGCTTGGGATATTGCTTGGGCAACCATTGATTTGTCTATTAATGTATCGCGGGTCATACCTTATCCCGAAAAAGGGATAAATAATATGATTGAAGAAGGGCTATTCCTGCTTCTGAGTAGTAATTAGTATATGAATTCAAACTACTCATCATACAAAGACTTGCGCGAAACGATTGAATGTGTTATACTAAACGTAGGTGACATTGTAGTCGATAATTTAGGAGGTCATATTGGAATCTTAATCAACAGGTGTCATCACATCGATATGATAGAAGATGACGTTTATGTTTGGGAAGTTAAATGGATTAATAATATTGTGAAAGAACAATATGAAGAAAGCCCAATGGGCACATTATTAGAGGAAGAGGGACTTAAGCTATCAATAGCGGTAGGAACTTACGATTGGCATTCTATAACTGGAGAAACTTTTGAATTATAACTGGAACGTATACAAGGTCTTTAAGAATGGAAAAAGGGCAAAATCCCCTATTGCTGTTTTTGAGTCCGGTGAAGAAACTATGACTGAAATATTCGAGCGAGAGATTAAACCTAATTTTTCCGCAAAGCTCCGAAAAGTAGAATTTAAAATCATCAGAGCTGACTGTGAGCAGACACGTGAGTCGGAAGTTGTCAATATAGAAGTCGATCGATTCACAATCAACAAAAAAAAGGTGTTATCATCTCTATTAGCAACCAAGAAGATCGATTATGAACAAAAGCTTCGATTATCAGTCAGTGGTGCTCTTATTCTGTGTAAGGAATCTGACTGGAAGTGGCAATGGGCTGCGATCGAGACAGCAACTAGTCGATATCTAACAGGCTTATCTGAGACTTTTAATACCAGCAAAGAAGCTGAAGAATGGATCCAGCAAAAAGCAGAGACCATTTAAGATCAAAAGTCTCTTGGTATATGCCAATTGGATCTTTAGTTAGTCTAACGTTGTATGATCACAATGGCGACAAATATATTTTGTCGGGTATAGTGTTGTCTGGAATTTTTAAAGCAGAGGAAACGAGGTATCCTTCAGTACTGGTCTATTTAATTAAACAGCAATATACTATTGATATATCAGCCGGGCAGATTGAGTTGTTATCTGATGGTTTGACCGAATGATAGAAAAGAAATTTTAGATAAAAGCCCATATAGGTGCTTCTATTAAGCCGGCATTGTGGTTAATATCGCAATTGTCGGCTTTTCTTTGTTCTTGGGTTGCTATCTTTTATTTTTTTTTATAAGAGAACGCACTGCCTAATACTAATTAAGTTCGGAGGTTGAATATAATGATGAATTTATTTGCAAGTCTGGGGCTGATTACTGCTCTATTTGGTCTTGGAGCAGGGGTACAAAAGGAAACAGTAGAGGAGAATATTATTAAAGTAGTCGATGTAAGCTCTTCTATGACGATGGTAGAAAAGAGAGTCAGGCAGGCTTCAGTGAGGGTCCTGTCAGGAAACGGTCACGGATCAGGGAGCCTAATAGAATATTATGACTTGCAGCTGGTCGTCACCGCTCAGCATGTAGCATCTGGAGCAGTAGGATCTCAGTATATGTTGCAAAGCGCAGGAGAAAGCATCTGGGGTGTTTTAGTCCACTCAGATCCTGTACATGATATTGCTGTCTTATACGCCATCTCTCCATTTCAAGTTGCAAAACCGATGAAGTGGAAGCCGGTTGGTGATATCGCCGAAGTTGGCACAGAAATTACTTATTCTGGTTTTCCATCTTGGCACAGTTTGATGACTTACCGAGGAAGAGTTGCTGGATACGAGGAGCTTGACGGGCGCGGAACACAAATAATGTTAAACACTTATGGGTGGTTTGGTTGTTCTGGATCGGTTATTTACAACTCCAAGGGTCACGTCGTTGGTATTTTGTGGGGGGTAGATGTAGAGAGGAAACCAGATTTACAAGTTCAGGAGAATATGGTTTGGATTGTTCCGGTATACAATTTGGATATGAAGACTGCAATTCAGCCTTTGTGTTCTTCTTTACTCAGCAATTCGAAAGCCTGTGCTGTAAATGAACGTTAAATGGAACAACTTTTTAACCGAAGGTGAACTTAAAGATGTGGGGATCGTTGCTTGCCTTGATGATAAGCAGCGATTTCTTATTATTAGACGTTCAAATATCGATGAGCGCGGGGGGCAGTGGACTATCCCTGGAGGTCATATCGATGATGAGGACTCTTCTATCGAGGATGGCGCATGTCGAGAGTTAAAAGAAGAGACGGGCTTAGTGTGCAATATAGAAAATCTGACCTATTTGGGCGAACCTAAGCCAAAAAAGCACTACTTTTTGACGAGAGAGTGGTCAGGAGAAATAAACGTCGACATTCCAAATCCCATAACTGGTGAAATAGAGCACGATGATTGGAAGTGGGCGAACTTAGAAGAAATAAAAGACCTCGACAATAGTGAGATTCCGATCTATTTATTGGAGAAAGTACTGGAGAATGTCTAATAATGAATGATCTTTATGGAAACATCGATGAAAAGAAGCGCAAATTAACCAAAAAACCAAGTTCGGAGAAGAATTTAGGTGACTGGTTTAAGCGTAAAGGTGCTCCTGGCAAAAAAGGCGGCTGGGTTGACTGCAACACGTGTCGTGATGGTAAGTGTAAGTCCTGTGGGCGCTCTGATGGTGAGAAGAGATCAAAAAAACCACGCTGCAGACCTACTCCAAGCGCTTGCAAAGGATTTAAAAATGAGGAATTATCCATGGATTTAGAACAGATCATTCGTGAAGAATTGAAGGCAGTACTTGACGAGGAAAAGAAAGAGAAAACCAAGAAAGATGCATGCTATAATAAGGTAAAGTCACGTTATAAAGTGTGGCCAAGTGCTTACGCTTCTGGTGCTCTCGTTAAGTGTCGCAAAGTTGGTGCCAAAAACTGGGGCAACTCCAAGAAAGAGTCACAAGCAACACGTTCATCAGCAGTTAGTGCTCAAAACTTCAGCAAGGCGGTTATAAGGAGACTTAGAAGTGGCGAGATTACTACCAAGCAGGCTGAAAAAGCTTACAAAGATCGCGGCTTAGATGTTCCTAAAAACCTTAAGTTTACAAACGAAAACCTTCCCTTGGATTTAGATCAGATTATACGAGAAGAATTGAGCGCAGTGCTTGATGAATTGAGATGCTGGGATGGACACCAGCGAGCAAAAGGCACAAAAAAGGGCGCAGCGGGCTCTTATGAAAAAATTAAAGAAGAAGCTTCTGATTTAAAATCAAAAGTAATCAAAGCTTTGCGTGATGAGGGTGGTGCTGCCGGTATGGACGCACTGAAAAAACACACAAAGGCATCAAAAGAAGAGATAAATAAGATTATAAACTCTTCGAGTAACATAGAAGTCCACGAAGATGGCGATATTATTTTAATGGACAGTTTAGAAGAGAAGAAAAAGAAAAAAGCTTGCAAACCCTCCAAAGGAAAGCGCTTTGCTAAGCGAGTAGACGGAAAATGTCGCTCATTCGGACAGAAAGGACAAGCAAAAGGCGGTGGAGACCGTATCAGACCCGGCACTAAAAAAGGTGATGCGTACTGCGCAAGGTCAGCAAAGATTAAAAAGTGTAAAAATCCCCCTTGTGCCAATGCATTATCCCGTAAGAAGTGGAAATGCCGTGGTTCTAAGTCGGTTGCGGAGTAAGTTATGAAACTAATATTAGAAAATTTTAAAAAGTTTATTAAGGAAGCAAAAAGTTTAGTGTGCCCGCCGGCAACTCAAGACATAGAACTCAATACTAAGAACAGAGATTCTGCTATTCAAGCAGAACACGTCCAATATGGACCTTTAAACGTTGATGAACCAGGAGATTACTGGGAAAGCATAGCAGAATACTGGAATACAACCACCGAAGCTGCTACGAAATCGCAATGTGGTAACTGCGTTGCTTTTGATATATCTCCTCGAATGCTGCAGTGCATGCCAGGAGAGACTTCTGATGAAGATGGTCTACTTGGGTACTGTTGGATGCACCACTTTAAGTGCCACAGTGCCAGATCTTGCCGAACATGGGCAAAGGGCGGTCCAATAAAAGAAGATAGCGTGTCATCCGACTGGCAAGAGCGTGCAAATATCGACAAAGAGGAGTAAATTATGACTTTTACAACAAAAAATGAGTGTTGCCCTAACTGTGGTATGATCTTGACGGACGAACTATCTTGCAGTTACTGCGACTGGAGAAATAATGCTTAGTAATGAACAAATACTGCTTAAATCAGTAAGATTATTAGAAAATCTAGATAAACTTATCAATCCTGGGTCAAAAACAACTGATTTATATGCAGGTTCTGAAAGTGTGCTCCGAGAAGTAACAGAAGGTGAAATGGAATCCATAGAATCCATTCTTGATGATATCGCTCTCGACGGCGCTTTATCCCTAGGTAATGTTTTTAAAGACAAAACACGCCTTATAATTGATTTTCCAACGAAAGATGAGTCTACTGAAATTGGTAAATTTATTTCATTCTTCGAAACACAGGGTTATGAGGTTGATTGGGATAAGGGGATGATTTCTGCGATACAAGAGTATCCAGAATTGAAATGGGATTCTGATTCGAAAGGTAGACAAACTAAATCTAAGAAAATTACTATGAAAATTGGTAAGTTCTTGGCAAAGATTGTTGATTTATATAAAAAACAAAAAGTATACATCGATAAGATAGCCGCACCTCCACAAGAGCCCTATGAGACACGATTTGCTGCTCTGGGTATTAGAAAAAAGATTTCAGAGATTCTCACTGATGAAGAACTAAAAAGATTTTATCAGATTCACAACCTTCTTAATGTATATCTACCCGATATGCAAAGACTTTTAGGTCTATATAAGAAACCTGTTCTTAGCCGGAATCGGAGTATGCGAGCCGATTATGATTCCATTAAAAAAACTCAACTCGAACCCACCGCAGCAGCAGACTGGGCTGCTGGTCTGAGTGATTACTGGCAGAAGAACGCAGGATTTATCAAAGAGAAGGTAAGCGGAATGAGAGATGACACATATAGTATAATCGTCACTCGGCACCCAATCGATGTATTACGAATGAGCGATTTTGAAGATATAACTTCATGTCATTCTCCTCCTAGCCAGGAAGGTGTTTACCAGTCATATTATAAATGCGCTGTTGCAGAGGCTCAGGGACATGGTGCAGTTGCATACGTTGTCTCAACAGATGATCTTTTAAAGGCAACCGGAGCTAAAAATATAGAAGAAGCCGAATCAGTGATCCAATCAGGAGAAATATTTGAAGATGAGACCAGAGGAGGCGATATTGGATTGGGTATAACTCCCGAGTCAAGAATCAGACTTAGGAAGTTTGCATATTATCAGGATAATGTGTTGTCTTCAGTAGGAGGCAGCTTAAAGCCTAAAAACTGGAACGATGGTTCGGAACTAGCTGTTCCAGAGATTAGAGTATACGGTCGAAATATACCGGGACTACTAAATAGAATAACTTCTTGGGCTTCGGCTACACAAGATATTGAGTCTATACAAGATTTTCCAAAAACAGAGTCAGGAAAGCTTGATGGTGAAAACTTTTATTTATTTGGAGGCACATATTTTGATACCGCTCCCAATAGCCTGTTATCTAGATTTCTTTTTGATTCAAATGATTACAGAGAGTATATAGAAGGAGAGGTTCAAATAAACAGTGATGATGAAGATGAACTAACACCAGAAGATCTGGGAGACCCCGGCGGGATCATGGAGAATCAAGTCAACGCTATATCTGAAGAGTGGAACAACCGTTACGCGAACACTCATGTTGAGGCTAGCGTTGAGGATGACGGAGGTGATGATTTTTATATAGACGCTTCTGCTACATTGCATTTTAAGTGGGAGGCTAACGAGTGGAGCAGTTATCCTAATCCCGGTGCTGTGGACCTGTGGTCGGCGGAGCATATAAATGATCGTATGGGAGATATATTCGTTGCAAGCACTGCTAGGGTAAGTTACCTGCCGGATAACCAGGGTGTTAAATGGTCTTGCCAATTTAATCTAGAACATCCAGATAACGGTGGCAACGGTCAATATCTGGTAATGGTTGAAGACTACGAAAACACGTGCGCCGCTATTGACTTACAGGATGACAAAAGAGACATGTATAAATCTATGCTTGAGAGTTTTTTCAAGGATGAAGGTTATATGTCAGGTGGGGCGTTTATAAAACTAGCCAGAGAGATAGAGGACGGAGACTTGGAATCATATGAGTGGGATCTAGAGACAGACGGAGGATATGATGAGAGTTATGAAGCAACCGCTAAATATAGTTTTTATTATGAACCTGCAGATTGGGGCATGGATCCATTAGTTATGATAAAGATTATAGACTCGCGCGAGTTTAAGACTTCGCTGAAACAGAAACTATTGTATGCCGCACGAAAAGAAGTTGATTCAGAATATTATTTAGATTATGATGCAAGAGTCAGTCAGGATGGAGAAGGGTCGGATATAAAACTAACAGTAACATTTATGGTAAACGCTGATCAGCCTGATGAAATGTCTGAGTTATTTCGGGAACTAGTCACAGGAGATGCGGACGACGAGGATAATTTGGCTGCTGATTTTAACGAAACCCTTGTTGAGATGAAAAAATTATATGTCCCTGATGTGAAAGGTGATAATATCAACGAGAATCTCGTTAAGTCTTGGCGAAACTTTATATCATAATGTATACATACCGCGCTAAATTGATTCGAGTTATAGATGGAGATACCATTGATGCAATAATCGATTTAGGTTTTGATGTATGGGTTAAGAAGCGCATACGTTTAAACGGCATTGACGCCCCCGAGACGCGCACAAAAAACTTAACCGAAAAGGAGCACGGGTTGAAAGCAAAAGCCTTTCTCAAAGAGATTATGGGCTCTCCGGATGACCCGTTCGTTTTGCAGTCTCATGGTGTTGGCAAGTACGGCAGGTGTCTCGGAACTATATTTAAAAATGATGTAAACATATGCCACAAACTAGTTAATGAAGGCTATGCAGAGGAATATAAAAAATGAAACTCCTACTTGAAAATTGGCGAAAACTAATGGAAGGGGAAGTGATTGATTTTCCCTCATCGTCTGCTGCTCCAGAAGAACCCATTCAGAGAGTTATTAAGTTTGAAGGCGATGTTGCTGAACTTTTGGCTGCTATATATGGAAATCAAGCGGAGATCCCCGTTGAAGTAATTGAGCAACTGGAAGCGCTGGTTAATACTGTGGAGAGGACACTTAAATGAAACTCCTACTTGAAAACTGGCGTCAGTATTTGAATGAAGAGTTGAACTTTCTTCCTATTGAGATTCTCCAAGGAGAAGAAGAGTTTGATGAGGAAGAAGGCGAAGAAGGAGTCTTGGTTCAGAATATTCCATTTAAATCGTTAAGTATGATTACTAAGCAGGGCGAGGGTGTATTATCAGATATATGGCGTGGTGAACTGAGCATGACAGATGGGTTACCTGTGTTATTCTATAATATCGATAAGAAACAATTGCTAGTTGAAGATGGTAACCATCGGATATTTCAAAAATGGCTGGCTGGCGAAAATGGTTTTGATGCTTATGTTTATAGCGGAACGTACCATGATACCCTTCGTCACGTTTATGACGGAGAAGAAAAGTTTGATTGGGATGATGAATATAGAAAATGAAACTGCTACTTGAAAATTGGAGACAGTATATAACAGAAATGGCTACAGCAAGCGTATGTACAAATGCCACAGTGAGAGCAATAGCTACCCACTTCGGAGATGAGGATAAACTTGCAGATCCGAATAACGAAGTGTGTGATGGATTTACTGACGGCATTGATGTTTATATGACCCTTACAAAAGAGCTGGGATATAAATCTGTTAACATATATAGTTGGTGGCAAAGAGCAGCTATGGAAAGGTGGCGTCCTACTCTAAAGAAATTTATAGCAGAACATCCTCAAGGTGTATATTATCTTTCGTCTAAAGAGCATGCAATGGCACTGATAGACGGAAAGTTGACAGATACGATGGAGTTTAGAAGGCTAGGCAGTGTAATCCTTATCAGCGGGCAAAAGATAGAAAAATGAAACTCCTACTTGAAAATTGGCGAGGATACCTAAAAGAAAGCCACCCCTCGCCCTCTGCTGATTATATTCTTTCTCACCACAGACTTGAGGACGTTCGCAATGCTATTCGTAATAATGAAGACCTTGGTAGTCTTGGTATTAGCCCCGGTGAACTTTACAAGCTTGTGTCACTCATTATGGATGAAGATGAATTTGAGGATGATGATAACCTACTTGATATTTTGATGGACCTCTTTGATACTTCCTACAAGCACAACAATTAGAAAGCAAAAAGCGAAGTATTTGAACTTAGCAATATAGAAAATATTTACATTTATAAAGTGGAAAAAGGAATTACAAAGATAACGTAGATTGAGCACTATTTACGATTGGAGGATTCGCTTTGGATAATAATGGCTGGGAAACCTATTCTAAATTAGTATTAAAACAACTTGAAACCCTGGCTGGGGGAATCGAAGCTTTAAGAAACGAGCTTCAGTTGGTACAAAACCAGCTAACAGAGTTGAAGGCGAAAGAAGATAAGGTTCAAGATCTAAAAGTCTGGAAAGAGAAGATGGATGAAGTCTCTTCTCCTACTCAGCTACGTGAACTGTTCGACGAGGTTAACGATTTGAAAGAGTTTCGTACAAAGTCGGTAACCATTTTTATGGTTGTACAATCAGCAATGGGCTTCGCAATTGCGTGGGCTCTAGATTTCTTTTAAACTTTACTAAAAAAGTGTTAAAATGAATATTATGTTCAACAATAAGCTACCTTTGTTTACTCGGTGCTTGTATAATTTCTATTATTGTTATTGTTTCTAATTTCTATACCCTAGTTAAAATATGAACGATATAGAAAAGGCTTCAGATCTTATTAAAAGACTGGTTAAACAAGTGTCTGGTGAGATAGAGCCGGATGATGGTGATCTAGTTCCATCACACTTCATTGTCGGGTCTGGTTATATCTGGTGTTTTCAGCCAGCCACTCGTAGTTTTATAAGAGTTCCACGTGGTATTAGAGTTTATGTATTATATAAGTCATATGACTCCCAGGGAAGACACTTGATATACTCTAATAACAGTGAAATGGTAGTTATCGATCCCGACGAGCTAATAGAAATAGGATTTAACTAATGTTATTTGAGTTTGGAAGATTTTGGAAAGCTTGTGCCGTCATTGGGGCATGCTGGCTAGTCTATTTAGTTTTTGGATACGAGTTTTCTATGATTACTATACTTGCCGCTCTACTCTCAGTCTCTATAGTGAAGGAGAATGATATAATCTATTAATGTATCCTATTAAAGGTACTTATATGATTTATAGATTACTATTACAATGAAAGAGAAAGAAGTATTTGGAGAAATCTCTTCTAAAGCGTTTGAAGTGGGTGATATAGTAGAGTGGTCAACTTGGAGCATTGACAAAAGCCGCTGGGACTATAAATATGGCTTTATTGTTTGCATTCGAAACGAAATTCGTTCCAATCGATTAGTTTCAATATCGACAGTGGTACCATTGGCTGGGGATAAGGCAGAATTGGAGCATTTTTCTCTAAGTTTGCGGCTGGTTTCAAAAACAAGTGGCAAAGATGACAAAAATTGACCTTATATTGTGATATATCTGTTATTTTGAGTCAAGTGGGTTGATATATTCTCTAAGAACCCGTCAGAGTTTACTCTAAAGACCAATTTAGTAACTATTTAGAGTATATTAGGCTAATATATGACTAAAAGAGGTATCTAAATGAACGATGTGCTGACTCAGCTTATAAGCCAATTTATGCCATATGCGCAAGAGAAAATGGGCTTTAACCGAGTTCCTAAGCTCTTTTTGAAGAATAATGAGAACGAAGCCAACAATCCAATGGGAAAAACTGGCTTTTATGACCCGCAAGAGGAGTCAATTACAATATACATTGGAAAACGACACCCAAAAGATATTATGAGATCATTAGCTCACGAGCTAATGCACCACAAACAAAACTGCAACGGGGACTTTGACCAAGTAACCGGTATGGGTGAACAAGGATACGCACAGTCTGATCCACATATGAGAAATATGGAAATTGAAGCGTATCAAGCGTCAATAGTTTTCAGAGATTGGGAAGACAGTACAAAAGGTACTATTTACTACGAACATTTACAAACAGGAGACAATAACATGTCCACAAAAGATTGGAAAAATAAAGAAATCTCAACATTACTATCCGAGGCTTGGGGTTTTAATTTCAATTCTCTTCAGGAGTTTGAGCAATTTAACGGAACCGGTGAGATCCAAGAAGAAGCTGAAGAAATTGAAGAAGTTGTGGAAGAGGGCGAGTCTCCTTGTTCTGCCGACGGAGATTCGGAGGATCGTATCTTAGATGAAGAGGGCAAGGATGCTCTAAAGGAGCAAATTCAAAAGCTCGTCAGGATAGCTATAAAAGAGGCTATTCGACAGAAGAAACAAAAATAAAAACAAAGCAACAATTGCTCATCAAAAAAAGAGATATTATTAATGGCTAAAGCGAACACCCACCTTACCCACCTTGAAGAACTAGTCTTAACCAAGGGTTCAGATGGCTATAAGATGGCTAGAGCATTCCTTGTGGAGCTTTTAAAAACTCTAAAGGGTAATTCCTCGTCTAAAATTAAAACGTCCGTTAAATGGGACGGTGCGCCGGCTATCTTTGTTGGTATTAATCCGGACAATGGCAAGTTCTTTGTAGGAACCAAATCAATCTTCAACAAGGTTCCAAAAATAAACTACACCGCTGAAGATATTATTAAAAACCATGGACACGCTCCGGGTCTTGTCGACAAATTAACAAGAGCGCTTGAGTATCTGCCTAGGCTTAATATCAAAAACATCATGCAGGGCGATTTTATGTTCGATGATGAGATGATTAGTACGACTAATATTGATGGGGAGCCACATTATCGATTTAAGCCTAACACAATTGTTTATGCAGTTCCAGTCGACTCTAGTTTAGGTCAACAAATTGGACAAGCTAAATTCGGTATTGTTTTTCATACAACGTATAGTAGTTTGGACAGTGGAGCTAGTTTTGGCGCTGATGTTTCAGGTCTTAAAAGATCTCCAGAGGTTTGGTTTGATGACGCATACTTCACAGATGATACCGGAACTGTGACATTGACCGATGAAGAAGAAGCTGAAGTTGTTAAATTGGTAAATGAGTCCGATGCAATTGACAGTCAAATAGACTATGATAATCTTCCAGCGGCTTTATTGAACATTTACATTAATACTGAAATCAGATCTGGTAACTTTCTAGAAGATCCTATGAAGTCTTATGATGGTTTCATTAATTGGTTTTCAGAACGTTCTCAAAAGAAGATCGATAAGCTAAAGAGCGATAAGGGAAAACAAAGAGCAACAGACAACACTCAGCAAACAATGCAATCTTTCAACAACAAGAAAGAAGACATACTTAATATATTCAAAATAAGTCGACTGTTGTATAAAGCCAAGAACATCTTTATTAATAAATATAATAATGCTGTATA